ATGTCGCTGTCGCGGACGTGAGCGACGGCACGCTGAGTGCCGGTCGAAGCTGGACGGCGCGCGAACAGCACGCCCTTCGCCGTCGCCGCGCCGTCGGCGCCCGCGGGGTTGAACTTCGTCCACTGCCCGGCATTCGCGCCAGCGGTGCGCTTGGCGAGGATCGTGCCCGCGAGGTACGGCGTGGCTGACGCTTCGAGCAGGATCTGCTCGCGCGACATCAGGCCGATAGCCTCCTCGATGACGTGCTCTCCGTCGAGGATGCGGGCGTAAGTCTTGGTGACCATGTGGAAAACTCCCTGAAACGATGACGACCGGCTTAGCCGGTGATCGAGTTGACCTGCTTGCCGCCCTTCGTGAGCGCCGCAGCGTTACGCTCCTTGCTCCGCTTCTCGCGGTGCTCAGCAAGGTTGGTCGCCGATGCGGAGCCGCCCTCGCCGCGTGCCGTCGCCGGGTCGCCGCCGTTGCCGCCGGTACGCGGGTTCGTCGCTGGCTCGGTCGCGAGGCGCTCGCGGTTCTCGGTGGTGGCTTCGCGGTTGCCGCGCGGCGCGGCGGCGGCTGGCTGGCCGAGATCGCCGAGCGTGGCGACGATGTCATCGGCGGACATGGGGGTGCTGCTCAGCAAACGGGCGGCGGCCTTCGGGTTGGCGATGCCAGCGTCGGCGGTCATCACCGTGTTCCAACGGGTGTTCGCAGCGGCGGTGGCAGCGTTCGTCGCAGCGTCGACTTCGGCGGCGACAGCGGCCTCGACCGCAGCCTGCGTTGGACCGGCGGTAGCGGCGGCATTGCCGGGCGCGATCACGGGAGCCGGCGCTTCATCATCCTCTGCTGGTGCAGCGAGAGCGGTTCCGGCGAAGAGACTGCGGACAGAGGCAAAGCGCTTGGACATCGTAAATCGCTCCCTAGCGGCCGAGCCGCTGCATCAACTGCGCCCAGACCTGATCGTCGGACGCAACATCGGTGGCGAACTTAACATCCCGTGCGTGCCGGCCCATATACGTGAGACCCTGCGTATCGCGAACAGATTTTTTCGACATGCCCCGGCCGCGCGCCACGGTCTCGACGAAGAACTCGAACATCTCGTCCAGTTCGTCGAAGATGCGAGCCTCCGCTTCCTCCGACATCTGCTCGTACGGGTTGCCCTCCGCCTTCCGCGGCGACTTCCGATTGCGAAAAACGCGGACCTGAATGCCGTCCTGCGTGAGCGACTCCTGCTCGTTGAAGTAAACCCAGATGACGCCGACAGAACCGACCTCGCCGGTGCGCGGCACGAACACACGATCGGCGCTGCAGCCCAGCGCCAATGCTGCCGAGCACATCTGTTCATTCGCTATCGACCAGATGAGCTTGCCGCCGTTCGTCTCATTCGACGCGAAGATCAGATCCGCCAAGTCGAAGCACCCCGACACCGCGCCGCCAGGCGAATCGATGTCGAGCAGAATGGCGTCGATTGAGTCGTCCTCGAGCGCGGCGATCAGCTTCGCCTTGATGCCGTCGTAGCCCGTCATGCCCGAATAGGGATCCAGACCCCATGTCCTCGTCAGAGTGCCGGTGATCGGGATGATGGCGACGCCCTGATCTTCGGTGAAGATTTTGCTCTCGCTGCGGCGCTCAGAGCGGATGTCATAGGCGTTGCGGCCAGCGGCGGCGATGTGATCCATCGCGCCCGCGTCGAGCGGATGGCCCTCGACGTCGTAGATCAGGTTGAGGTTGAGGCGCGACCGTATCGCAGAGAGAACGACGGGCGCGTGCCGTTCCGTCACCGCCAGCGGCCGGTTGAGCATGTGCTGCGCGACATGGACGAGAGGTGGGCGGTTCGTCATGTCATCACTCCGGCTGGTTGGCGGCGGCTGCAGCGGCGGCGGCGTCGAGAGCCTCTTCGTCAGGCTCCGGCAACTCCTCGACCGCCGCGCCGTCCGACGCATAGTCGATCTCGTGGCCGAGCTTCTCCTTCGCATACTTCTGCGCGCGCGCGGTCGCGGCGATGTTGTCGTAATAATCGGAGCCTTGAGCAGCCGCCTCCGCCTGCGGACTGGACAGGCCGCCTGCGATTCGCAGGTTCGCGCCCTTCACGTCCTTCACAGGGTCGACCCAGCCCATGCCCGGCCCGCGGAACTCGCACTGCGCGTAGGCGGTCATGTTCTCGTAGAACGGCGGCGCATTCGGCGGCAGGATGATCTTGTTGCGGACGATGCACTCTTCGAGATGCGCCAGCGCAATCTGCGCGGGCACCGACTGGCAGAAGTCGTAGCGATCGGCGTACGTCATGCGCCAAGCGTCGATGAACTCGGCGCGGATGCTCGCAAAGCTCGTCTTCGAATAGTCGTTCGAATAGCGCGCGTAGCCGAGCCCTAGATGGTTCGCGAACTTGCGCTCGAATGCGAAGCGGAAGCTGTCGGTGTCAGGCGTCGTGTTCTTCGCGTCCGCGACCGCAATGTCATCGCCGGGCGCCAACACCGGGAGCGACTGCCCCTCGACGTTGAGCTCGTCGTACAGACCGAAGCGCGCGTTCATCGCGGCGAGGAAGGGATCGGTCGCGCCAGATGGTGCAGGCTGCAGCTTCGCCAGAGCCTCCGCCGACGTCGCGTCCGTCTTGATGTAGATCGACATGAAGGCGGCCTTCACCGCCTGCTCGAGCAGTTTGTCGTCGAACGTGTCGAGCATGCGGTTGCCGCGCAGCATGCCCAAGATCGCGGGCATGGCCCGCTGCGCACCGGCGAGATACCGGGGGAACCAGTGAACGCCGATCGGGCGGCCCCACTCCGTCTCGCGCATGACGCGCTCCCACCGAAGCCGATGAGCGACAGCGCTCGGATCCTCGACCTCTATGTCGAGCGCGGTGTATGCGCCCCACTCGTCGAGCACCTTGCCTTGGCAATAGTCGAGGCCATCCCGCAGCCCTTCACGGTTCGAAATGCGGACGGGGTTTATGACCTCGACGAACGTCGCCATGTGCGCGCGATACATATCCTGCCGGCGCTCGTCGTAGCGGATGATGAGCGCCGCCTCGCCGTCCGCGCCATAGGTGTTGCGACACACCTCGAACATCTGCGATCCGAAGTTGTTGTGCCGCGACGCGTCGTTCAGCTTGCGCGGGTCGTCGCCCCACAGCGAAAACTCGTTCTCCCACTGGTTCGCGAACTCGGCGGCCCAATCCTCCGTCAAGCCGAGCGCTTCGAAGTTGGGCATGGACTGCAGCCGCAGGTTCTTGCCCACCATGTCGATCGCACGCTTCGTGATCCCCGAGCGGATCGCCGTGCTGTTGCGATCAGCTTCGCGCGCATTGACCAGCGCCGCCCTGCGCTCACGCACGATGTCCTTGTTCGCGCTGCTTAGCCGGAAGCCGACGTTCATCGGGCCAAGCGAGTAGCCCCCGTTGGTCGGCGCGGCGTCGCGATACGCATACTGACGATAGGGCACGACGAACGTGGGCTCGAGCGTGTCGGCGCGCGGCGCGGGCACGCTGATCGTGCCGGCCGGGATCTCAGATGCCTGCATAGAGATACCTCACCCGAAGTGCGCCGCTCACCTGGACACCGGCGCGGCGGTCGCGCTCCCGGCAGGCTGCTTTCAACAAAGCCTCGAGGCCGCCGCCGTTGGCGCGGCTGTATTCGATCCGGCGTCCTTCGCCGGCCACCACGACTGCAACTCCACCGCCAATGACCTTCTCGACGTTCGTGCGAAGCTCGTTGATCTTCGCGGCAAGCTCTGCGTCGGTCAGGTCGCCGTAGAGAATGCAGCTCATCGTGGCCTCCCGCGCCGCTTGTTGAAGTCGCGCAAGCGACTGAAGAAATCCTGTGGCGCGGCCGCCATACCACCGGACGTGCCGTTCTGCGAAGGGTCGAACGGTGTCGCCCAGACGGGCCGGTCGTTCTCCCAATCGATTTGACGGTTTTCCGGGGCAAGCAGCCGCCGCCCGACCTCCGCGCCAACCCAGATGTCCCAAAGCTCGTTTCGGCCGCGCGAGATCCATAGCCCGTTGACGTACGTCTCGGCGACGAGCTCGCGCACCATCGCGTCGGTCACGTCGGAGGGGAGGTGCATGCGCAGCGGTCCCGGCTCCTCGATTTCCATGCGGTTCGCGATCAGCTTCTTAACCTCGGTCACGTTCACCGTGCGCTCGCCCACCGCGACCGGGAGCGGGCGGCCGGCGGCGTCCGCCTCGATCTTGCGATACGGGCCGATGAACTCGCCCTTCGTGTGAGCGTCGCCCTTCTGCAGCGAGATGCGCCACGGCGCGATCGGATTGACAGGCCGCGACTGGATGTTCGCCAGCCACTTGCGCGCATTGTCCGTGACGCCCGGCACACCGCCGGTGTCGACGCAGAGCTTCGCGATGCCCAGATGCTTCCCGCTACCGTCGTTCAGCGGATAGGTCTGGCGCAGCACCTCCTCAAGCACATCCCAATCGCCCAGCCGGTCGCCAGGGCGGATGTCGTGAAAGCCTTCCATCTGGCGTGCCGAGTAGCGGTCGATCAGCCACGACTCGATGTTGCGGCTGAACCCGATGATCCCCGGTTCGAAGCGATCGCCCTGCACGTCGACGAACGCCACGAGGAAGTCGACGCCGCGCGGAACGGTTCGCATCGCATAGCCGGTGTCGACCAGCCGCGCCTTCACCTCTTTCCAGATGCGCGGACGTGACGCGACGTCGTCTTCGAGGAACGTCTCCCCGATCGTCTTGACCGTCACTTCCTTGAGATTGGCCGTGCTGCCGGTTTCGTCGGCCTCGATCTTGGCGCCCGCCCACTGCTTCGCAATCTCGCCCAAGCTGTCGAACGGCGCGTCGACGGCGTGGAACACGAAGCCCGCAATCTCACGCGGCTCGAGATCTCCGATGATCGTCTCGTCGGGCGCAATGGACTGACCGCGACCCATCCACTCCGCGTCGAAGCGCATCTGCAGGCGCTCGTCGTTGGTGATGAGCCCTTTGCACAACGGGCAGACGAGCCGAACCTGCTCGGCGATGAAGTCGAGCAACTCGTCGCGGGGCATGTCCTCGCCGCGCTTCATCAGGTCGGCCATGTTCCACACCATCCGCCGTTCGACCGCGACCTCTCGTGCCGCGCCGATCCTGTGCCCGCAGGACGGACAGATACCCATCCTCACCCGCATGTCCGAATCGACGAGGATGCTGTCGATCCCGAACAGCGGCCCGGCGTCGGGGTGGGAGGCGATGAACATCTTGGCCTGGTTGCCGTATTCGCGCTGGCGGTTCTTCGCGAGCGTCACCCACGCGTCGCGGATCTTGGGGCGCATCGCGTCCACTTCGTCGGCGATGATGAGCGCGGCGGAGCGAGCGCGTGTCGTCGAATCGTTGGCCGCCAGCCACTCCCACAGGCCGCCGTCGACGCGCCGCAGGTTCCACTTCGGTGCCTTCGCGCGGTCGCGCTTGTGCCAGAGATCGCCGTGGTGTCTCAGGAAGAAGTCGACGCGCTCGTCGACGTAGCGCCGGACGTCCGGCTCACTGTGCATGTACCAGAGCACGTTGCGCGGCGGGCCGTACATCCCGACTTTGAGAAGGAAGTTCTCGGCGGCGATCGTCTTACCCGCGCGCGCCGGGCCTTTGATCGCGATGATGCGCTTGGTGGGATCGTCGAACGCGTCGTGGACGCCCTTGAGGTGCGGCGTCAGATCCTCGCGGTACGGGACTTCCTCGGTGCCGCCATCGGCCGGCAGAACGCGATACTGCACGGCGACATCGTGCGTGGAGATGTCTTCGGTCGGCCAGAGCGCGTCGAGTTGGTCAGCCCACAGCCGCCGCGGATTCGCGAACTGTCCGCCGCCGGCGATCAGGGTCAGCTCCCGCTCGAGCTCGAGCAGCTGCTGATGGTGGCTCATCGTGATCGTCCTCTAGGTAGGCGGCGAGCTGCTCGTTCAGCTTCATCAGAAGATCTCGAGCACGCCGCGCGATGCGCGCGCGGACGTCGGGCGGGAGCTCGCCGTTGGGATCGATCGTGCTTTCGAGGCCCATCATGTTGCGGGTGATGATCGCCATGCCGCCGCGAACGGTCTGCACGACATGGTCTCGAGGCACGAACATCCCCTGCTCGCGCTGCAGCTTCCAAAGCCGGGTCTGCGCGGAGGCGAGGCGGTCGAGCTCGCCGGCGCTCAGCGCGGGCGGCGCGGCAGGCTCGACGGCGGCGACTTCCTCGCGCACCGCAGCCACGCCGGACATCACGGCGGTGTGGCGGCGGGCCTGCGCCTGCTTCTCGGCGCTGCTGTTCTCCATGTACGCGATCATCGAGGCGATGGATGCACGCGCCGGATACCAGTGCGTTTTATCGTCGCGGCGCTCGTGCGCGGGGAAATCGGGGAAGCGCGATTTGATGAGCGTCGTCATCCGCGCATTCGACACGCCGTAGAGCTCGGCGAGTTGCCGCTGCGCCAGCCAGTCGCCGTCGCTGTAACCCTCTAACGCTTTCTTCAGCCCTGGCAGGCGCTTGGGGTCAATCGGAGTTGGCACGTGCCGGGGTATATCGCTTCGCCTCGGTTACGGGAAGCGAGCCGAAACGAGGCGGAGCGTCACGCTCCGCCTCGCCCGATTTTTACTTCGCCATTTCGTCGTCGAAGTCCGGCTGGCTTGGTCGGCCATCAATGGTCACGGTGAACGCGACATGCGCATTCTGCCGCTTAGCCATTTCCGCGAGGTGCTCCGCAAAGCCGGCTGTCGGTTCGAACGATTTGATCTCGCCGAACGTCATTTGGAGACTGTCGCGGTCCTCGCCGTCTTGAGCGAGTGCGCTGGCGGTAGCTGGCTCGCCGCCAGCGCTCGGCGCCGCGGAGCGATCGGTGTAGTCTTCGACCGTCACCCGATCGGTGTTGACCTGTATCATCACGTCCACCGCCACCCCCTGCACACGCAGGTCGAGCGCATGGTCAAGAGCGTCGTGGAGCGTCTTTCGAGGAATCGCAGTGTTGATTACCGTATTCATGCCCGTCTTCCTTGTTGCCGGAAACCGCCGGCGCGGATCTCTACGCTCGATCGATAATCCAGCGAATGCGTGCGACGCCACCGTCACCAACCGGATCGCGCATCGCAGTCAGCCGATCGTCTTTCGTCGACTCCGCCCAGCCCGCGCGCGACGGCAGAACCCTGTCGACGCGCCAGCCCGCCGCGCGGAGCGAGTCGCCGCTCTCGTCCTCACGCGTGTAGGTGTATGCGCGGCGGTAGCCCATCGCCTTCGCCGCCCGCCACACGGCACCGTAAAGCATGGAATTGGCATTGCGCGTCGTGTCCGTGCAGGTCCGGTTGACCTCGATCGCGAACCCGTCGTCCAAGGCACGAGCAATCGGGCGGCCGGCGGTAGCGACGCCGACGAGCCGATCATCGTCATGCACCGCCACGCTGAACTTGTGCCCACGCGGCGGCTTATTGTGCCGATGGTGCTCGGCGATGAACGCGCACGCGGCGCGCAGCGTGATCGGACGAATGCTCAGCATAGCCGTGCTCCTTCACGCAGTCGCTCCATCGCTGCGGGGTTGAACCACAGGACTTCGACGCGCGGTCGGCCGCCATCGGCGTGTGCGTCGCGCGTTACGCGCTCCCAGCCCGCCAGCGTGTCGTCGTAGAGCTCGGATGGGTAGCCGCTCAGCACGACCATGCCGGTGAGGGATCGCAGAAGCGCAAGCAACTGGACGTGCTGCTCCTCCGTCATTTCGTGACGATAGACATGGAAGCCGGCTCCGCGCCGGCGGTTGCCCTGCGATCGCGTCGACGGCAGGTAGGGCGGGTCGACGTAATGCAGAGTCTCGACGTTATCAGTCTCGAGCAACAGATCGAAGGCGTCGGTCTGCTCAATCACTACCGACTTCAGACGCTGCACGATCAACTGCAACGCGGACGGATACGACACCCATTCCTGCGCCGGCAATTTCATGTTCGACGTCACATTGCGCCGGAAGCCCGTCTTGTATTCTCCCGTCGTGCCGTCGCTGCCGAAGCCCATGAACGATCGGATCAGCGTGCGCCGCGCGCGCTCAACATCATCGTCGCAGAGCTCGTAGGCGAGATCGAACTCCGATCGAGCGAACGGCGTAAGCTCGATCGCGCGCACCAGCGCTGCGGCCTTCGCGGGATCTTGCAGGGTGCGGAACAGATGGACGAGCGTGTCGTCCAAGTCGTTGTAGATCTCGCCGACGTTCCTCATCGCCGGCTTGCGGATCAGCACCGACGCTCCGCCGCCGAACGCTTCCGTGTAGATGCGATGTCGCATCGCGTTGATAAAGCTGAGCACCCACAGCGCGATCTTCCACTTGCCGCCGTGGTAGCGGATCAGCGGGCGGTGCTTTCGAGGATGGATATTCGCCATCAGTCGTCCCACCCGAATAGCTTGTTCACCGCGGTAATGTCGAAGGTGTGCCCTTTCTCAACGGCTCGGCGCGCGCGTTGCCAGATCCAGTAGTGCTGCCGGACTAGCTTCTCATTCCACCCTTTGCGCTTGGCGCGCTGGCGGATCAGTCGCTCGAGATCGCGCATGGGCTTCGGAGCTTGGCGCCAGTGGCGGCCGCACATCATCTCACCCTCGTAATCGTCGCCGGGCCGGATCGCGAAAGTCTTGCCGCAGCCGACTATGCAGCATGGCTGGCGGCCGACGTGCTTTTCGCAGCGATGCACTCCCGACGCCACCTCGCGCACCGCATCCCTCGGTCGCCAGCGGGCGCAGCAGCCGCACGCCGCCGGCTGCGTCCATTCGTACAGGGCGTTAACGTCTTGGCCCATCTCGCGACGGCAACTGAGCCAGCTGGACACGTTGGCCCAGCAACTGATGTAAATCGGGTATTCGCTTCCGCGGCGGCGCACGATCCACTCGTCGTTGACAATCATAGGCGGGTTCCGATTCGATAGGGGAACAGGGCAAGCTGATAGCCCTCGTCAGGGAACTCAGCGTCCAGCCGCCGGCACGTCGGGCACGGACAGCGGATCATCATCACGCGGTACGCCTCGGCGATGTAGGCCGGACGCTCGACGCGAGGCGGGAGTCTCACTCCGCCGTCTCTGTCAGAACAAACTGCCCTGCCGAACGCTTGCGCTCCTCTGCGAGTAGAGCCGAGAGATGAACGAACGCGTCGCATCCAGCCACAGGGTCAACCCCGTTCCCAAGGTTGCGTAATCGGTCCACCCTGCCGGCCAGCGCATCAGCAACTCCACGAACCACGGATTTAAGACGCGCCGTGGTCTGCGCGTCCAAGTCCCGCGCCATCCCGCCGCGCCGCCCGATCGCTCCGCCCAGCGCCGGTAAGCCTGCAGCTCGGCGAGCAATGGCCCATTGGTCGAGGTTTCCGATGGCAGGGGCGAGAAGGGGATTGGCGTCAAGCACGTCGGCCCAGAGAGGGTCGTTGGGAGCGGGCGCGCGTAATGGTCGCCATGCTCGACGAAGTTCGGCAACTGATCCATGTGCATCGCGCCAGTGCTGTTCGTCGTCACGTGCTCGCTCGAGTTCGTCCCCTTGAAGTCGCGGGTCGTCGGCGTCGGCCATGTTTTCGCGATCATCGCTAGATCCGGCCCCGCGCCGTTGCCCGTCTTCGATCCGTGCTTCGCCTTCAGCGATGCCTGCCGCCGGGCGAACGTCTCTGGCGAGGTGCGCTCCCCGGTCATCATCACCGACGGCGTCGGCCACGTTCGCGCCTGCTGGTCGAGACCCTGCTCGTCCTTCCGATCGCCGCCCCGACACCGAAAGCTGTCCGTGCCCGGCGTCTGCCACACCGTCGACTGATCTTCGAGATTGCCCTGCCCGCGCTTCGTTGTGATGTAGCGCTCGTTCCCCAGCGCGCGCCACATCGCCTCGCGAGGCGTGGCCCAATAGGTCGCTTGATCCTGCAGCGCCACCGTTTGCCCAGCCGCGCTGCGCATCTCCGGCGACATCGGGCCATGCAGCACTTCCAATGCCGTCGGCGTCCGCCAGTCCGCTCGAGACCAACTCGTCGAGTTCGGCGAGGATGAAAAGTCGCTCGCGGTTGTGACTATTCCCAGAGCCTTTCGCGCTCCATATTCCGCCCGCAATGCGTCGGCCCATTGCTTCCAGAAGCGGGATGAGCGCGGCGATTTGCCCGTCGGCATTCCCCGTGACGTTCTCTCGGAAGAAAGAAGGAGGCCCGACTTCAGCGACGATTCGAGCAACATGCTCGATGAGGAACCGATCATCGTCGGCACCGGCTCGTTTGCCGGCCACGCTGTTGGGCTGGCACGGATCACCGGAAGCGACGCAATGAACGCGGCCACGGAACGGTCGACCGTCGAAGGTGGCAAGGTCAGACCAGATAGGCGCCGGAGCCAAGTCACCCGCTTCCATGCGCGCAGCCAGAAGCGCGGCGGCTCCTGCGTCCCTCTCCACGTAAGCGACGCAACGCGCTCCAGGCACGGCGAGCTTGAGGGCAAGCCCGAGCCCGCCTGATCCTGCGCAGAGTTCGATGAATCGCCAGTCGGCAGGCCGGGCACGTAGATCCATGTCATTGAACATCTCCATTACGCGAGCACCCCCGCCACGGTGGCGAGCGTCATCAATCGCTGCAGCTGCGCGCGGCGGCGCGCGGGATAGTCCTCGGCATATTCGCGCACGTGCGGCAGCACTTCCTCACGCCGGCGACACGTGCGCCGCGCGTCGCGCACGCCCTCGATCGCCAGATCGCCGGGGATGTCGCGCAAGTCGTCCTGCATCGAGACCTGCCACTCGATCCGCTCGGCGTGCGACATCGGGCCGCCCAGCATCGACAGCGTCTGCGTAAGCTCCGACGCCAACTTCATCTCATCGGCCGGGCCGCAGCGCATCCGCGCGTCGGCGATCAGCGCGGGCAACGCGGCGCGCAAATCAGCGGGCAAGTCCGCCTTCGCCCTCTCCGGCGCTTCCTCGGCGAGCGCGCAAAATACGGACAGCCTCCTGTCCTGCCGCCACGTGGCTACGATTATGTGGGTCGGCTGAGTGAGCGTCAGCGCTGTAGTCTCGGCCATAATAGCCCTCCATCACCTTGGTGAAATTGGTCGCGTTGAGGATCCAGTCGACGCCGTTGATCGCCCAATCTTTCTTCTCGCCGCGCAGAAACCGTGACGCCCTGATCGCGTCGAACAGCTTGTCGAACAGCGCCTCGACGTTGGCTGGCTTGCGCGTCGGCGACTCGCCGTGATCGTCGACGCGGCGGAGCAGCAGGTTGCGACGCCTTTCGCTGAACTGCGTCGTGCCGGGGATCTTCGGAACCTCGTCGTGCAGAGCATTCCAGCGGGCTGCAAACTCTCGAGCGATGTCTTCGCTCGAAAGAGATGACGGTTCCTTGATGATTCTATGATGATTCTGGGTGCATCCCATGCGCCCGTCAGTGTCGTGGGATTCACCCGTCAGTGTCGTGGGATGCACGGGTGCTGGCTTATGGGGTGCATCCTGTGCATCCCCTTCGAACAAGTCGCTCTCGGCCTCTTCGAAATACTCGATCGGGCCTCGCTCCTTCGGCCTCTTCGGTCGCGCCACGTGAGGTAGGCGCTCCAACACGAACAGGTATTGCGTGGAAGCGTCGAGCCGCTCGCGCCTGCGTAGCATGCCGAGCGCCTCCGCCTGTTTGAGCGCCATTTGCACCGCCCGCTTGCCGAGCCGCGACTTGCGCGCCAGCGTAGCCACCGCCGGCCACGCAAACCCCTCATCCGTCGACGAGTCTGCCAACGCGATCAGCGTCCAGAACAGGTTCCTACCTGAGCCCGGGTATCGCGTTTGATCGAGCGCCGCGACGTCGGCGTCCATGTCCCGCCACCAAAGTCTGTTCATGATGTCGATCGACATTGCTTACCCCTCCATCCCCCCGAACCCGTCCGAACCGGGCACGGTCATCTTACCAAAGTCGAAGCGCCCGTTCTCATCACCGTAGAGATCGGAGCGGTAGAAAGTGCTGGGCCGGACGGCCTGCGCGTCGGCGAAAAAGTACCCGGTGCGCTTGGACAGCGCGCCCTCGCGGCGCTTCGTCGAGTAGAACTCGAGCCGGTCGCGCGCGGCGATCATCTCGTCCTGCCAAGCGCCGTGTTTCTTCTCGTTCGACGCCGGCGGCTCGCTCTGCCGCAGGTAGTATTCGTCGCGATAGACGAAGGCGACGATGTCGGCGTCCTGCTCGAGCGATCCCGACTGGCGAAGGTCCGAGAGGTGCGGGCGCTTGTCGTCGCGCTGCTCAACCGCGCGGCTGAGCTGAACGAGGACGACGCCCGCGACCTTCGCCTTCTTCAACGCGCCCTTGATCGTGCGCGAGATGTAGCTCACGCGCTCGGTGTCGGTGCGGAACGGCTTGGCGGTCCCGAAGCGGTCAAGATAGTCGACCACGACCAGCTTGAGCACTTTGCCGCGCTTTGCCCAATAGCGCTTGCGGCGCATCAGGAAGCCGTAGAACTCCTCGACGTTCATCTCGTCGGGGTCCGCGATGTTCAACGGCGCCTTCGCCAGCATGTCGCGAGCGCGCGCGATCTCTTCCCGATCGACCTTCGTGAGCTTGCCGGTGGACAGCGCGGAATAGCCCGACGTCACATTCTGCCGATAGATGACGTTGGCGATGATGCGGCGCGTGATGCGTCGCTTCGTCATCTCGAGCGACAGGAACTCGGTCGCCTCACCAGCCGCCGCGGCGCCGACGGCAATCGCGCACGCGACGCCCGTCTTGCCCATCGACGGCCGACCGCCGAGCAGCATGTAATCCTCTTCCTCGAGCCTGCCGCAGACCTGATTGAAGTCCTCGTACCCGTTGATCTCGAATCCCGGCACCGGGCCACCAGACGCGATCCCGTCGAGCTCGGCCATCGTGTCATCCCAGGCCGCACCGATGGGTGTGCTCGTCGACGCCGCGTCGGTCGCGATGCCCTGCGACAACTCGAAAATGCGCTCCTCGACGTCGGCAATGATGCGCTGCGGCTCGATGCTTTCCGCGGTGTCCTTCGCCTTGAGGATCATGTCGCGTGCCATCGTGATGATGTCGCGGGTGAGCGCCAGGTCGCGGATCTGCTCGGCGAACTGCCGCCAGCCGATCAGGCCAGCGCCGGACCCGGTGCATTTCGCGAGATAGGCGGGCAGTGAGAACGCCACCATGTCGCCGTTCTCTTGGGGATACTCGAAGCTCTCACCCTCGAAATACGGGTGCAGGGTGACCGGAGTCGCCAGACGCCCCTTGCCCGTGAGCGTCAGGATCAGCCCGTAGATGCGGCCGTGGACCGGCTCGAAGAAGTGCTCTGACTTCACGATCGTCTGGACGTTCTCGACCAGCCGATTGTCGATCATCAGCGCGCCGAGCAGCGCGGCTTCCGCCTCGAAGTTGCTCGGCGAGAACTCCATGAGATCGCGGATTTCCTGCGTCTCATACGCGGCCTCGCGCGCGTCGAAATATCCGAGAGGGAGGTCGTCACGTCGTCCGCCGCGCCGCCCGTTGCGCTGGCGGTCTCTCATGTCCGCCTACTCATCGAAGAGACTCGTCTGGTTGCCCCAGACATCCCATCCGGCGCGCGACTGGCGGCCGAAGAGCTCAAGACGCGGCCCGGCGCAGTAGCGTTCGATGCGCGCGGCGGCCTCGTCTGGCTTGCGACTGTGCTCGCGCCGCGGGGAGATAATGATCTCGTGGACGTCCTTCGCGATCCGGCGCGCGTTACCGCGGCGGAAGAGTAGGCAGAACTCAGCGTTCTTCCGCGTGGTGAAGCCCAAGCCCGTGTGGAGCAGCATGAGCCACTCCGACATCGTGCGCAGCTCGATCTGCGCGCGGCCGGCGCGTTGCGTGAGCTTCACCCACACGAAGCCGGATCCCGAATATCGGAAGCCCCATGCCTTAGCGACGGCGAAGCACTTCTCGAGGTATGGCCCCGTCGTCCACAGGAAGAGATGGCAGTCGCGCGCGATCACGTCGCGCACCGGCATGTCGACGATCTCCGGCAGACGCATGGTGCGGTAGTGGCGTTCGACGGCGCGGCTCGAATCGTGGTTCGGTACGGCGGCGTACGAACGGAAGTGCCACGGCGGATCGGCGAGCACGACCTGATAGCCGCCGTCGACCGTCGGGAGCGGGCTGAGCAGTGCGGGCGCAAGGGGGAGCGCGGCCTTAGACACCGACGGGCACCCCGCGCATTACGCCGAGCATAGCGAGCTCGCGCGACGGATTGCGCCCGTACCGCGGACGGATCTCGAGCTTGGCGAGCAGGAAGTGCAACTGGCCGAGCGCGTCGGCGTCATCGTCGCCCTTCACCGGCCAGCCCAAACCGCGGGCCTTGCCGACCGATAGCTCTTTCCAGTCCTCGCGCTTCGTCCCGCGCTTCTGCGAGCCGAGCCAGTATTTGCGCCAGCTGGCGTTGTGCAGCGGATGAACCGGGATCTCGAGTTGCGCGGCGCAAAGCTCGACGATCGCGATCAGGCCGAGCAGCTTTTTGATCGTCTTCGGCGACGTCACGAACGGCGTTTCAGCGTCTTTCTTGCCGCCGGTCGGCACGAGGAAGTCCTCGTAGCCGATGGCACGAAGCGGCCAGCGCTGGTTCGCCCATTCGATGTGCTCGCATAGCAGGCGGTAGGCCGGGCCGACGCTCCCTGTTTCTGACGTTGGTGGCAGGCGCAGAACACCGAACACCGGCTCGTCGAGCTCGGGCGAATAGACCGCCCAGCCCGAATTGCCCGACAGGTCATATTGGAGGACGGCCCGGCCCTCCATCAGTGCGTGCCCGCCGGCGCTGACTTGCCGATGCCGAGCTTTTTCTTCGGCGCGCTGGCGATGTTGCGAACAACGGTGTTCGCCTCATCCTCGCTTTGCGCACCGCCGCTCAGATGCGAGCGGGCTTCGGCGAGCGCCGCCCCCATCGCGCTGAGCGGCTTCTCCTCTTCGCCGTCTTCAGCATCGGCCTCACTGGCATCGCCAGCGTCGCCGTTGTCCTCATCACCGGCGTCGCCATCGTCCGTCTTTCCGGGCGCGGCGGCCTGCGACTCAGCTTGGTCGGCCAAGTCGGGTTCGATGTCGTCCATCGTGTAGCCCAACCGAACCATCAGCGGCTCAAGGGTGCGGATCAGGTCGTTGCGCTTATCATCCGACATCTTCTGCATCCGGCGGATGAAGCTGACTGCGGCACGATTCGCGTGATGCGTCTTCTCGACCCGACGGTAAATGCCGCCGAGCTCGGACATCCCGTCCTGCTGCTTCTTCTCGCCCTTCTCGATCTCACCGCCCGCGGCGAGCAGCACGAGGACTTCGTTGATGTTGGGCTTCATCCGCGGTTCGGGCGGAATGTCTTCGGTCTGAGGCATAGGAGACTCCTGTGGTGAACGCGCGCGCCCGTCGGCGCGCACGGCGCGCAGCGGTCAGACCGCTTTGTGCTTCGGGGCCGCGGGGAAGCGGCGAATGTCGTGGATCGTCGGGGCGGGGATCACCCCTTGAGAAACTCTGGCGGCAACGTCACCCGATTGCGCCGCGCCAAGTCGCTGACCCTCGGTCGAAAGCGCCACGGGATGCCGCGGTTCTTCCAATTCGATACACGCGCCAGCTTGAGATTAAGCGCTCCGGCAACGGCGGCGGTGTCCCCCAGGGCAACGATGATTTCTGATGATGTCATGCCCTTCATGTTTCACATCCCGACAAGGACTGCAACACAGGTTGTGAAATATAAATCAACTTGTAACCAACGGAATTGCGAGCCTATGAGGCGGAACCGGCGAGTCGACTCGCCGCAGCACGGGCGAGGTAGGACATGGTTGAGAAGGCCGAAGCGGCGACGGTGTCGCCCCCTTTGTTTGAACGACGCTTGCGAGGGCTGCTCGTCGATCACGATACAGCCCGCATCCATACGAATGACGCGATCGAGAAGATTTACGATGCGATCGCCGACGCATTTGAGACGCCTGGCATCTCGCCAGCGATCGACACGTTCATCGGACGCCTGATGCTGGACACGGCTCGCGATCGCACGAACGGCAAACCACCGCGCCCGATTCGTGGCACGGAACGTACCGTCACGATGGGCGAGAAATCGATCAGCGTGGCGGACATCACGGCTGAGGTGTTCTGCCGCGTGTACGAGATCGAGCGCTCGCGCATGGCGCATCCCGACGAGGCCCGGAAGAATGCCGCCGCCGCCGTCGTGGCCTGCCCGCATCCGCTATCTTCGGTGAAGGTCTCCTGATGGGCCGCGGGAACGGCTACAACGACGGCCGCAAGCAGGAGCAGGAGCAGCGGGCGCTGACCGTGGTCAGCGAGCCGCGCATGCCGATGCCGGTGCAGGCGAAGGCGCAGGGGCTCGTCACCAGCGAAACGCAGTGGCACGCGCTGATCGACGCCGTCTATCCGTCCGCAACGAGCGTCGACGGCGTGCTGCTCGCGCTCAGCTACTGCAAGGCGCGCAATCTCGATCCGTTCAAGCGCGTCGTCCACATTGTGCCGATGTGGAACAGCGCGTTGCAGCGTAACGTCGAGACCGTCTGGCCGGGAATCGGCGAGCAGCGCACGACGGCGTCGCGGACCGGGCAATGGGCGGGCACAGACGATTGCGAGTTCGGCCCAACGCGCCGGCAGGCGTTCACCGCCACGAAGTCGTTCGCCGGCCGCGGCGATCGTCAGCCGAGCTCGACAACCGCGAAGTGCGACGAGTTCGACTTTCCCGAATGGGCGCAGATCACCGTTTACAAGCTGGTGAGCGGCCAGCGCTGCGCGTTCAAAGGCCCGAAGGTCCGCTTCACCGAGATCTTCTCAGGCCAGAAGGGTCTGCGCGTACCGAACGAGCGCTGGCAGCAGTCGCCCTTCGGCATGCTCGAGAAGTGCGCCGAGGCCGCCGCGCTGCGTCGCGCCTTCCCCGAAGAGCTCGGCGATTCGTGGACGTCTGACGAGATGGAGGGGAAGGATTATCGCGGCGTCGCCGATCCAGCCGCCTATGCGACCGTGGTGGACAACGACGCGCAGCCTACCGGCGACGCAGGCGCTACAGCCGCGGCCGACAGCCAGCCGCAGGCCGAGCAGCCGACGCGCGATCGCACCGATGACGACTCGGGCTGGGATTCGGGCGAGCTCGAGGACTTCATGTCCGCGGCTCGAGAGTATTTCGCGAGCGCCAAAAGTCTGCGCGCGGTGGAGGCTGCCTTCCGCCATCACGAGAGGGAGCTCTACCCAACCCTGCCGGACGCCGACCGCGATCTGTTCGATGGCTACGTGTCCGCCGCGCGCGAGCGACTCGGCGAGAAGCCACAGCCTCAGCCCGAAACGCAGGACAAGGCCGAACCCGAGGATGCCGTTTTCCACGACGACCAGCCGGGCGACATCCCTCCCGAAGTCGACGCCGTCGATGACGATCTGGATCGACAGGCCGACGAGGAAGCCGAGCGCGCGCGGGGGCCAGCGCCCGACGCTGCTCCGGCGGCGAGCGCAGCCGACACCCCGCCCTATCTGCGCAACCTCCGCATGCGACTGGCTGACGTCGACACGATGGTCGATCTCAACAGCACGGAGTCGGCGGAGAAGGCGATGATCGCGAAACAGGACGAGCCGACGCAGGCACTGTGCTGGGCGGCGTTCGACGAGCGGCGAAAGCAGCTACGCCAAGCGTGAGTTTCGTCGCGCGGCGCTGGCGGCCGCCGCGCGACGCACCCCACGCCGCCGGAAAGGAACGTCCGTGAGCAAGCAGAGGCTGATCGACCATCTCGCGACGCGCTTCAAATCGAAGGACGCGGCCGAGCGAGCGATCGACGCGGTGCTCTTCGGCATCCTCGAGATCACGCGCTCCGGCAAACGAGTGCAGATCCGCGGAGTCGGCACGTTTGAGGCGAAGCCGCGCAAGGCTTGGACGTTCAAGAACCCGAAGACGGGGGAGATGCGGGATCTTCCCGAAAAACGCGTCCTGACCTTCCGGGCAAGGGACGTATTCTGATCCACAGTCCGGCGGCGCGCGCGCTGCTGGCACACCGAAGGCGCATGGGCATGCACGCGAAGTTGGGAACCGACATAAACGGAGGCGGTGACGTCTGCGTCGACCTGGACGCGCTGATCGGATCGCACCTTCTCGCGATCGCGAACAGCGGGTTCGGCAAATCCGGCCTGCTACGGCGCCTGTTCGAACAGACGCACGGTCACGTCCAGCACATCATCCTCGACGTCGAGGACGAGTTCTACACGCTGCGCCAGCAGTACGACTATGTCATCGCTGGCGGAGATGGCGCGGACGTGCCGGCGACGCTCGCCACCGCCGCCGGGCTGGCGCGCGCGGCGATGGATCATGGCTTCTCGCTCATCGTCCAGCTCAACGATCTCGGCGACGACGCGCCTGCGTTCGTGCGCCTGTTCCTCGACGCGCTGATGAGCGTGCCGCGCGAGCAGTGGCGGCCGCTGCTCGTGGGCATCGACGAGACGCAGCGATTCGCGCCGAGCTCTGGCTCGACCGACGCGACGTCGGCGATCAGGGCGCTGCTGCAGCGCGGACGGAAGCGCGGCTTCACCGCGGTGCTCGCCAGCTTGCGGATTTCAGAGGTCGACCCGGGCGTGCGCGGGCTGGTGAACAACTGGATGCTCGGCAAGGTCGGCCAGTCCCTCGATCGCGACAACACGGCGAAGCAGTTAGGCTTCCGCCCGGCTTCGGACGAAGCGCGCGAGCTGCAGGCGCTGCCGAAGCGTGTTTTCTGGTCATTTGGCCCCGCTTTAAGCGAGGTTCCGGTCAAGTTTTTCGTCAGCAAGGTGTCAACGACGCCCGTTCGGCCCGGCCAAGCGAAGCTACCGACGCCGCCGCCGCCCGAAGCGCTGCGCGAGATCATGGCGGGCCTCGCCGCGCCAGCCGCCGCTGAACAAGCCGCAGATGGCGCTCTTACCCCCATTTCGGGGCAAATTGACCCGAATCCAGCGATTTTGCGCGAATTGACCGAAAAACAGGCCGAAAACGCCGATTTGAGCCGGAAATTGGAGATTTCGGAGCGCAAACGGGCGCTTTTGCGTAGCCGCTTGGGCAATATTGCCGCGCTGGCAAAGCTGGACGAGCCCGGAGACGATTTCTTTGACGGCCGCCTATCGACGGATGTTCACCCTTGGGTGCTGCGATCCGATTTAGAGTCCGGCGGTTCGTGGGACTTTTCGAATCCGTGGGGTGATCCCAGCGTCCCCAATGTTGACGCGGAGCCCGTTTCAAGCGACGTTTCGCCCTTCCCGGCACCCGCAGGCACCGGGGACAGCGCGCGCGGGACCGTTGCCCCCGCCGCAGCGCCGCCGTCCAGCCGGGGTAGTGGGGAAGCTCCCCCGGCTGGCGATGCTCCCACCGGGCGCGCGCTCGAAGTGCTCGATATTCTTTGCGGCATGACAGAACCTGGCCGCAGCGTCACCGAGAAGGCGTGGGCGATGCAGGCGCGCGTCCACCGCAAGTCGTCGACGTGGCGTGGGTACAAGGCCAAGCTGCGGGCATACTTCGAACAGGAGGGCCAGCGCGTCAGTCCTCTGCAGCGCGCGTACAGCTTGTTCCCAGAACTGCCGAGGTATCCGCGGAGCGGTAAGGAGCTGATCGAGCATTGGGCTGAAGAACTGCCATCCGGCGCCGCGCGGGCGCTGCGCGCAATCGCCGGAGCGCACCCCAACCCGATTGATCGATGGCGGCTGGCGGATTTGCTCGAGACCACTCCCTCTTCGAGCACCTTCCGCGGCTACCTTGCCCCGCTTTCCACGCTCGAGCTCATCGAACGCGTCGATAGCGGTATCCGCCTCGCACCTGAGATCATGGAGAACTCCGTTGGCTGAGTCGCAGCCAATCAGCGCCGAGATGGAGCTCCAACTGCGCGCGTCGCGCACCTTCACTCCGTCGAATCCGTCCCCGTGGTTCGGACAGTGGGAGCACGACGGGCTCTACACCGTGCAGCAGCTGCGCGCACTCAAGGCGCTCGACATCGATCCCGCCACCGTCGAGCGGCTGGACGTGAAGATCAAGGTCACCAGCCGGCAGATGTGGTGGCCCACCGGCCCAACGCCGCACAGGCTCATCCCCTGCCCGGTGATCGGGCGCCGGGATCCACGCATCAAAGTCATCTCGCCAATCGGCGACGCGAAACTCGTCTGGCCGAGCGGCTGGACGCGAGAGAAGTAGGAGGAAAATATGACGGGCGTATCAATAGGCTGGTTCGATCCAGCGCTCTTCAACCACGACATTGGTTATCTCACGAAGCGGCTGAAGCGCGCGGTGCCGATCCGGCACAAGGCGTGGCCGCTGGCGGTCTCGAGCATCCGGCGCGACGGCAAGGGTACAGGCGTCGCCTATGCGATCGTCGGCGGGCACGTTCCGGTCCATATCGACAGCGTCGGGCTGGACGACGCCGGCGGGGCGCTCTTCCACTTCGTGCTCGAGACCGAAAACCGCCCAGCGGTGCTCACCGCGGCGGCGACGGAGAACAACACGCCGCCGGTGCTCGGTCTGACGGAGGTGTCGCAGCCGTTCGGGCTCGGCGTGATCGAGCTGCGCGTCGGCATGGCCCTGCACTTCGACATCACCACGCACTTCCACGGGGTGACCGGCTTGCCGGTGCCGATGGTGTCGATGGCGAAGGATTTATCGCCCCGGGCGGTGCTCGTGCAGGTTTCCGGCTTCGAAGCGCACCAGATTGGCGATGCGGTAGAGCATGCGCGCGAGATCGTCCGTCTGGATCGCCCGGTCTGGGATGCCGGAAGGGCCGCGCTCATGTCTTCCATCGGAGGCCGGGTATGATCGGGGGCGTGCGCGGCGAAACCGGCCGCCTCAGCGGCGTCGGGCGGCGAATCCACACGCGCGAGGGTCTCGAGGCGAGGCGCGCGGAGATCATGGCGACAATGGAGGCCGGGCCGGAGCGCAAGGCGGCGCTGAAGAAGGTCCGCACCGCGCTGCGCAACCTCACCTATCGCAGCGTAGGACCGGGCGATGAATGATCGCAGGCGCAGCGCGCCGCAGGAGTGGCGCATGGTCCCGACAGATCGCAGCACGACGCTTCTGCCAGCCAGGTTGCTCGGCATCGTCGAGGGCTATGCCGTGTGCCGTCGGCGCGGCGCTCACCCGTTCGTGATCCACGAACACCAGTGGGCCGCAGCCGACATCTGCTCGACAGGCCAGAGCGATGGATGACGACGAGGAGGCCCGCCAGATGCTCGCCGGCATGTCGGAGATTCAGAAGGTCTCGCTCCGCAGAATGGGCGTGCCGATGGACTGGTTCGTCGCGGCCGATTTCAATTTGAACGGCGGCGTGATGCACGAGCTCGTGAGCCGCAAGCTATTCCAGCGGCGGCAAGATCCGAAGAATAGCGAGCGATCGCAGTACCGCGGACTGCCGCTCGCGCACCGCGTGCTCGCGCGGATCAAACCCCCGACCGAGTCGTAACCACAGGAGTTCAAGTGATGGGCATCGTGACAAACATATCGCACGACAAGTTCCCGAAGCAGGGATCTTGGCTGGGGGTGCGCGCACGCGTCTGCTTCAATTACGACACAAGCAATCAGATCGGCGGCACGGTCGTTCGCGACGACGCGGAAGAACCGGGACGGTCCATTATCGCGCTCGACGACGGCCGTTATGTGCTCACAACCGAGTGCATGTGGTCGCCAGAGCCAGCGAAGGCACCAAACTCGTGACGCGCGAGCGAAAGGGCGAGCAGCCATGACCGACAACGAAGAGATCGCGCGCCTTTACACGCTGGCGAAGGCCAACAACGCCTTGGCCCGGATGAACGCCAAGCGCGCGGACGACGCCGAGGCGAAACTCGCCGAGCAGGAAGGGCAACTCGAATGGTCGAGCTACCTGCGTGACGACGCCATAGCAAAGCGGGACGCTATGTACCTTGCTCGGCAGGAGTCCGAGCGCGCGCTTGATCGGGTGAAGATGGCACTCAAGCGCCGCTCGCAGCCGACGATGGACCCTCCGTACACAGCCGCCTTCAATGCCGCGCTGGATATGGTTGAGGCCGCGCTTCGCGACGATACCGGCTCGCGCACCATCTTGGAGAACACCAGCCATGACCAGTGAGCTGACGGTCGAACAGCAAGCGGAGCTCAAGCCGTGCCCGTTCTGCGGCGATGATCTCTACATCACACGCGGCGTAAACCCGAGTGCAAGATGCGAGACGGTCGGCTGTTGGATGCACGAACGCATGATTGGCATAACGGTCGAGGACCCCAGGCAAGTCGAGCAATGGAACACCCGCATCACCACAGAGGCCGAACTAGCGCGGCTGCGAGAGGAGAATGACTCGCTTCGGGCGAGGGGGGCTGCTGCGGTCATCGCCTATCACGTAGCGATCTGTTCGCCGAAGGGCGTGGTGCCAGATGACAGCTTATACGATCAGGACATCGCGGCGAGCGTCGAGAGGCGCCTGCATGCCGCCCGCACCGCCCTAGGGTCAGCCCGATGAAGGCCGGTGATCGCGTCCTTAAACGAGGCTTTGAACACCGCGGCACGGTCAAGCGCGTGTCGGACTTCGAATGGGTGTCTGTCGAATGGGACGCAGGCCCGATGCCGCGCGAGCGCCCGCGCGTCTGCCTGCCTCGCGAATTAGAAAAGATCGCTGACGTCGGCGCGGGGGCCGACACCAGCAACTGAACTACCCCCGCATAGGAGCACGAAAGCATGAAGAGCAGCATCATCGCCCAGATCCAAGAGGATCATCCGGGCTACACCACGAAGGTCGAAGCCGAGCGTGCATTGCAGACCGTGACGGCCGCAATCCTCAAGGTCGTTCACCGGGACGGCGAAGCGCGAGTGCCGGGGTTCGGCACCTTCAAGAAGAAGCACCGCGAAGGCCGGATGGCCCGCAATCCGCGCACCGGCGAGCAGATCCAAGTGCTCGCGAAGGACGTGATCGCGTTCAAGCCGTCGACCGGCGCATGAAGCCTTGGCGCCGCGGTCGGCTTTAGATCGCGGCGCCATCGTTCGAATAAGGAGCACGGGCATGGTTGAGCAGACGAAAATCGAATGGGCAGATCACACCTTCAACCCTTGGGAGGGATGCCAGAAGGTCGGGCCGGGGTGCGACAACTGCTACGCGGAGGCGCGCAACGCGCGGTTCGGCGGCGGCGCTCCCCCTAATTGGGGGCCGGGAGCGGCTCGCCGGCGTACCAGCCCCGCCAACTGGCGGAAGCCCCTCAAGTGGAACGAGGACGCGGCCGGTTTCGCGGAAAAGCATGGGCGGCGGCAGCGCGTGTTCTGCGCCAGCCTCGCGGATGTTTTTGACAACGCCATAGACCCGGCGTGGCGGTCGGATCTCTTCGCGCTGGTCGACCAGACGCCGAACCTCGACTGGCTACTGCTCACAAAGCGCGTCGGCAACGTGCAGGGGCTGCTTGAGGAAATCGGACGGCCGGAACTGCCGCTCGGCGTCTGGCTAGGCGCGACGATCGTCAATCAGCAGGAGGCGAATCGCGACATCCCTAAGCTGCTGCTGATCCCAGCCGCGAAACGGTTTCTATCGATGGAGCCGCTGCTGGGGCCGGTGCAACTGCGCGCAATCGGCACTCTCC